ATAACTCCTCCAATGACAGTACCAATGCCAGGAACAATAGATCCTATTGCTGCTCCAGCTTCTGCACCATTCATTGCATCCGATCCAGTAGCCCCGGACTTCCAATTATTGGCAAAATTGTAGACAGCCAATGGGGCGGCTACATATCCTGCTCCTTGACCTATAATTCCTGAATATTGACCGAAAGCTCCTGCCCTAGCTCCCAATTGTGCGGCATTAACTGCAGCACTAGTATCTCCAGCTACTCCACCTTGTTTAAGCCCACTATAAATACCGAGAGCATTACCGGCACCACCAGCATAGTTATTTACTGTTCCGCTATTAGATCCGAAAGTATTAGTATTGCTTGCTAGTAATTTAGTACCCTGAATACCTGCATTAACGTAACCGGCGGGCTTGCCGGATGCTAGGGAAGATCCGATCCCAATAGCTCCTGCAGCTAATCCTAAACTAGTACCTAAATTAGAATTTGTACTACCACTACCTGACGCACCACCGGGGTTAGTGGACCCTGCCGATGGTGCTCCTAAAAACCCGATGAATTGTCCGTGTAGTTGCCAGTGGTTGGGTCATATCCTGAATTGTTGGCAAAGTTACTGAATGATGTATTTCCTAAATCGGAAGTTCCACCATAAGTTCCAGTAGTAGGATCATATCCTGTAGATCCTGCATAATTTGAGAATAAGCTGCTGTTACTAAAATTTCCTGTACCTGTGCTAGGGTCGTAAGTACTGTATCCTCCACCAGTCATATTGCCTACATTATTATTAGAACCGCCAGAGAATATACTCCCCCATGGAACTTTTCCTAGAAGACTGGAAGCAATACCAGAAGCGGTGGCCGCCCCTCCCGCCCTAGCATTGCCTTGGTTCTGTTGCAATTGACTAATATTAGAGCCAATTCCGTATAGACCACTAGCTAATCCAGAATTTCCTTGAGCACCCAATCCTGCAGCTTGCAGCAATTGAGACATATAATTGTTATAATTCTGAGATGCATATCCAGTATTATACTGGCTAAGCATCGCTAGTTCATTGGGAGTATACAGACTTCCATTAGCCGCTGCAGCTCTTTGTATAGCCTGATCTCCTTGGCTTACGGCAAAGTTGTACCCTGGAGAATTATAGAAAGTAGAATAATCTCTTCCTGTACCCACAAGTCCGAGTTGAGCGGCTAACCCCACATCTGAGGTATTCCCTAGACCCCTCTGAGGACCGTATATTCCTTGTAGTTGTCCTTGAAGTCCAGTTTGGGTTCCGATAGCGTTCTGTTCTCCAGATACTAGAGCGCTAGTCGCAGCTTGGTCTCCAAGATAATTAGTAACTGCCCCTAAACCTGCTCCAATGAGAGGCCCCCAATTAGTATCACTAGTATTACTTACCATCGGAGAAGCATTCGCATTAGAACCCGGATCAACTGTGCTGTACGGATTTACGGAAGTATTAGAATATAGTGGCATAGATTAGCCTTTATTCCTAAATTTGAAATATATGGTAACTACGCCTGCTATGATAGCTACAATATATGATAATGATGCCAGTATAGGTTGGTTCTTCAATAAAAACTCTGCCAATTTAGCTAATCCTAAGAAAACAGGCACGGAAGCAAGTGCTACGTCTCCGTGAAAATGTGGTTGCATTAGCCTGATACTCCTATTTCACCTTCTGCTTCAAATGACAGAGCAGTATTGGCGCTGGCTCCACCTACTAGGAAATCGGTAGCATCAAGACGTACGAGACCATACCAATCTATAAAAGAATTGGGCTGTACTTGAGTACCTTGGAAGGCGAACTCTGTACCTGCTAGATTAGCTCCTGAAGCGCCAATCCAGAGAGAGACAGCAGTAGCTGCTGCTGATTTATTAACTATTCTAATATGTTTCAAGATCAGATACGGTTGAGTCATAGTAAACCCAACTGGGCCAGCCAAAGACCCCAGTGCCGTATTGAGAATATTAGTAGTTAATGTAGTCGTTAAGGCAATTGGGCCTATACGTATTGATCGATTCTGTGCCATTACTTATCCTATTTTAGTAGCCATCATATAGGCCCCAGTGGTCAATACTGTGGCGTTTACAGCATCTAAATTAAATTGAGCCCACCTTAATCCCCAGGTACCAGCTCCTGTTACTGTTACGAATCCTTTGATTAATAGCCAAGATGGATTTAAACTATTGGAAGATATTGATGGTATTTTCCATACAGCAGTAGCAGATGTAGCGCAATTATTAAAACCTACAACTGAATAAACCAAATTAGTTAATGTAGCTGTAACAGAATTTAAATCGAACTGGAAACCAGCATTACCGTTGGAATTGTATACGGGAAGGTATATCTCAAATGCATAGTTACCAGTATTGGAAAAAGTAAGAAATAACTGAGAATCGGCTTGGATAGTAGTGCTTGTAGAAGTACTATTTGAAGTCCTAAAAGCTACTACATTGAATACTGAAGTACCAGCTGGACCTGGTACTATAAGACCATCCCCATCTCCTCCTCCCCCATCATCCAAGAATATGGGAGGTACTCCGCCTATCGTCTGAATAGTGGCTGGAACGTTAATATTTCCAGTAACTTGTGCATTTGGAGAACTGATACTGTTTCTAGTATCCGCAAGTGCTAAGAAATGATTAATGAAACTTCTAAACCACTCCCTATCCCAATTTTGAGGTATATTAGTTACATACGGAGCTGATATACCACTGGTTACCTTTAAGGGCATATTACCACTTACACGGTTCTATTTCAGTAACGATTTGCACAGCGAATATGGGAGTAGGATCACTGATAGAGAATTTATAAACTCTATTTCTAGCTTGCCCTAAATTGAACCACGTAGCCCTTGTATAAAATGTTCCTGTAGGCCCAAGATTTCTAAGAGGAAATCCTCGGAAGGTATTGGCTGAATCGTCGGAAACATATAAGGATAATTGTGCTCCACTAAAGCCGCCGCCTCCAGTGGTTGTAACTAGTTCTAATCTACGGTGAATTATGCGATTATGATCTTTGTAGATTGGTTGAGTAGTGAAGGAAGATATCATTGTGTTTCCGAATTCAGTAAACACAGAGGTGTCTAAATACCCGATACCATTACCTTGACTATCTCCTACAAATTGCCTCCCATAAACATTGACATATGACAAAGCTCTCCAATATCCAAGTTTGCTAGACTCTATCTCGAACCACTCCTGAGTGAGACAATCATAGGCAATAGTTCGATAAGCGGCAGGCATAACGTACACCCATAAAGGATGTCCAGCAATGTTTGGCGTTAAAGCATACGATCCAGTAAGATCCGCATGTTCTAGAATAGCCTCAATACCACTATTAGAAACTCTTTGGGGAGTCTGTCCACTTTTCCTGCGTACTGTTTTATCATTAGCCACCCAAAATAGAGTTTGATCTTGCAGAGCTACTGAATACGCAGCCAGAGGATGACATCCTATTTCTACAAAACTCTGGGGAGCAGTAGAGAAAGGAGTTCCAATTGGGTTGCCTACGTTAATATACCCTTCAGAGCTCCAAGTACCAAAGAATGAGAGCTCCCTATGGTCGCATCCCATTCCTACGAATAAATCAGTACCAAATTCCCTAGGAAATATGCCGTTAGTAGTAAAGGTAATTTGATTCTGCCCAGATACTTGCTGTCCATCATCATTAAAAAATAGTCTTCCATTAGCAGAGAGAAATACGATATAGCTATCTAGAAAATGGACATCAATAGCCCCATTAGTAACAAAATTGTTTGCTATAAGTTGCTGGAAATTAGGTTGGCCGGATGCATTTGGACAATAGGTAAAGCAATTACTAGTTCCTGGCACAAGAATAACTAGACAGGCAGTATTATCTGTCATCCTAACGAAACTATTTCCTGGAATACCAGTACCCAATAAAGTAAGAGTGCCTTGAGAAGATACGCTATAAAGATTAGGGCCTATTACAGCATACATAAGGCCCTGCATTACCCACATACCGCGCACAGGTTTACCACTTCCATCCGAGGCAAAAGGAGTTATACCCGCCCATCTCCTGAGAAAAGCGGGAGCCGATTCTTGATAAGGATTTCCTGTCTTAAGTTCTGCAAGAACTGAATCCGGAGGAGCAGGCTCACTGAGTATATTCACTAATCTCTTACAGCTAGCCGTAGGATCATTAGTAACATACGAACCAAGAGGAAGTGGGATAGAAGGCATTCTCTATTAAATCCAGTTAGGACCGCCCCACGGACCACCCTGTGGTCTCGGGAGTTCGCTGAAATCAGCCTCACTGTAAAGTACGGAACGCTTAACAAGCTGACGCTTAGCTTCAGCAATATCATCAATAAGTAAGGGACTTTGAATAGTAATGCCGTAATGGGCGGCTAACTGTCGAGCGAGTAGCAATTTAACCCCATGTACATCTTCTGGACGCAGGGGAGCTGTAGCCTGGAGACTGGTCTGTGTCCACCACCCTAATCTCATGCCATCTGCAGCTTCATTCAAAAGATAATCGTTAAGAACAGTAAGGCCGACTTGCCCTTGCTCATTACTTGGAGAAGAATTTTCATCAATAATTCCCAATTTTTGATAAGCATAGGTAATAATTTCTAGAACTGTAGCCATACTGTTCCTCTAAAAAGGTGCCGGGCTACTCTCTACCCGGCGGAGTCAATGTCCGTCTAATAACGGTTCCTAAAGTCTAGGGCCATTTACCTAGACTAGACTGGGAGAAGGGCAGTCTAGTAAACCCTTTTTAAGCAACCCTAATCCAAGTACGAGGACCAGCACCTTTAGTGTTGTCGCCATTGAGGGTATACTGATATCGATACGTCACACCGCTGGCGGTGGAAGTACCAGACACTGCAGTACCTGCAATGTTGTCACTAACAGTAGATCCCTGAGTACCAGTAGAGCTGGAGCCGGAATAGCTCGTAGCCGCATTGATGGTCAACGCAGTAATAGTATTACCATTAACCGAGTTGCTCACCTCTGCAGTAGCACCATCCGGAGCATTTTGAGGAAGAGTCACAGTAAGCGCAGCTAGAGTGCCTCCGATATGGATAACAAGCTTGTTGTTATTCATCTGGATCGTAGACCCAGTAACTAGACCACCAGTGACGCCTTGCAGCGCCACATTGGTGTAAAAGTCGAACGGAGATCCAACCACATCTGCCTTACCATAACCAACTTGAGTAGTCATATTAATATGCTCCTATTGATTAGGCCGGCTGATGAATCAAGCGAACCGCCAGTTCGGGGTACGCAAGGACTTCACCAGAGATAGTGTCAAGACGGGCCGGCAAAAGATCGTTATTCGGGTCCCATTGCTGAGCAAACCGGATATTGTACCCTTCGAAAGACTCTTGAGCCGTGAACTTCACCAACTGGGACAGGTCGAGCATCGGAGGATTCGCAAACACAATCGCGTCTCGATACCAGCCGATAGATTGCTTGACTAGCTGACCAGAAATAGCCGCTGGAGTAGCGCCCATCACAGTGATAGCAGCACCATTGGCCGGCACCGAGTCCACGTTCTGATAAGCACCGCCGGTGATAATACCTGGGGAAATGCTGACCGCGATAGCGCCAGCAGTATCCGAAATAGTCGTGTTAACCACGAACTGTTTCAGACGACCAAGAGAAACCTTGGACTCCGGATCAACGTCGTTAACACCAGCAATCGTAATAACGTCGCCAGCATTCAAAGTCGTAGCACCAGAGTTCCAGCCATTGGTATTCAGAGTAGTAGACGAAACAAACGCGTTGCCCGAACCACTATTACCCTGACCAGCACCGTTGACAACCGGAGTACTACCAGTAACTGTACCCACCAAGTGGGCAGGGAGCTTGGTATTTCGGAAGGCAACAAAGCCAGCAACCTTATCCGCAATCACACCCTCAAGCCATTCATCAGAGATGCTGGCTTCCGGATTAAACAAGCCCTTATTATCGAGAATAAACTCATAAGAAGCCTGCGGATTAGCAGTAAGGGTTCGACGATCGTCTTCCGGAGCCAGAGTTTCCGTGAGGAATCGCTCTGCCTGGAGAACGGTCTGGAAGCTCACAGGAGTATTGTATGCACCCACGAACTTAGGAACCTGGTTCACCAGAGAGGTGACATCCAATTCCAGAAGTGCAGCAACCTTAGCCATTGCTGGCTCAAGAACCTGCTCTTCGAAGTTGTTCAACTGCATCGCTCGCTCAACGGAGGTGAAGTTAATATCTACACCACGTTGGTTCGCAACACTGAGAGTAGCGTAACGCTGAACCGAGTTTTCCGCAGCCATCGTAGCGCCCTTGCGGCCGACATACTGGAACGGCAGCCGGATAGAGAGCTGCTGACCAAGGATGACGCCCTGAATGGGGCCAGGAAGAAGGCTTTGATAATCTCGGTTAGTCCGCCCCGTCATATTGGCCTTAGCGTGAAGCAGCACAAGAGCCTTGCGCGCAACCCACTGGGCCGTTAGGAGTGAATTAGCCATGATTTAATTATCGCATTGCTCGACGAAGTGAGAGTCGAGCTTCTCGTTCTTTAATTTTCTTCGCCCTCTCATTAGCAACCCACTCATCCATAGACATCACGTGCTCATCTTTAGACGGAGGTGCGCTGCCCTGGACTGGTTTCGGAGGAGGCGGAGCCTGAGTGACTTTAGCAACAGCCGGTTTAGCGGCAGGCTTAGTCGTTTTCGACGGTTCTTTAGACGTATTCACAGTTTCAGTTTTAGCACGAACTAGTTGTTCCTCAAGTCGTCCAATTGCTGCTGCCTGGCTAACCGGCTCCATTCTAGAGATACGGATAGCAAGATCAGGATTCTTAGCCAAATGGTACGCAATTGCTGGCCCATTATCGGACCGTACCACAACCTTAGCTGCTTCCGATGAGAGGGAAGGCAAACTAGGATTAGAGATAACCAAATCGAAATCTGGAGCCGTTTTACGGAATTCCGCAGCTTTAGCTTCGAATGCTTGGCGAGTAGCTACTTCGCTTTGGCGATTCTCAATCTGTTGGACTGCTGATTGGACTCGTTTATCTACCTGTCTCTGAATCCATTCGCTCTGCAATTTGCTGAGCTTATCTGGATCATACTCCGCACTTTCAAGAGTAGGCGGAGGATCATCATTATCTACCTTCTGAGTAGCCGCAGGCTGCGATTCCTGCTGTTTAGCAACTGAGCCTTTACGCAGCTCATCTACTTGAGATAGAAGATATTCCCCGTACTTTCTAAGTGCATTTCGTTCTGCAACCAATTCCTCGATACGTTCCTGAGCCCTGCCGCGAGGTTTACCGTCATTATTAGTAGATTCCTCGGATTCGGGTGTGTTTTCGCCTTCAGGATTGGCGGATTCGGCAGCTACCGGCTCTGCCTCTTGTTCGGTAGTAGAACCGTCATTATTGCCAGGTTCGGCTGGCTCCGCATTAACAGAAGCTGCAATGGCGGCATCAACTTCTGCTTCCTCGTTTTTAGCCTGTGGAGCGGCTTCCGGACTTTTCGCCTCCGGAATAGCAAATAGAGTCTCCCTAGTATCTGGCACCTGCGCAGGTGTTTGGGACTCATAAGATTTCAAATCATCACGTGTAAAAGCCATATTGTCTCCTAATACATCGGTTTACGACCGAAGGAACGATTGGAGTTAATCCGCCGTGTTATTACGGTCAGATTTCTTAGCTGGTTTCTTCGTAGCAGCAAGTTTTTTAGCTTGAGCTACTTTTGCTTCTCCTAATTCTTTAGCATGCTGTAAGCCCTGCTGATGTTTCTCGTGAGTTCTACGCATCTCTGCTTGATGGGCTTCGTTTTGACGTTCCAGTTCTTTTCTATGAATTTCGTCCTGTCTAGCTTGATCAGCTTGATGCTGTTGATGAGCTTGATGTAAATTCTGCAGATTGGATACATGCTGATTAGCCAAATCTTGCATATTGCTTTGAGCTTGATGTTGCAAATCCAACCCGGCAGCTTGAGCCTCTGCTTGTGCAGCCGCCTGAGTGCTGCCTAATTCCGCACCTGTTTTGAGATTAGCTAAATGTTTTCCCGCCGTCTCGTAGGTAAGTTTCTGGGCTTCAATAGGCAATAGCCCTGCTTTATGCTCAGTAATAGCCGCCTGTGCTTGATCTCTCTTTGCTAAAGCCTGCTCCCTCTGGAGTTGTGCTTGCTGCATAAGTTCCTGAGGGGTAGGTTGAGGATTAGGCATATTCTGCTTTTCTTGTTCAGTAGGCTGAATGATGCCCTGCTTGATAAGAGGGATACGGAGCCGGCGAGTAAGCTCCTCAGCATCCGGAATATCTATGTTCTTAGCCAGTAAGTCCGGAGCCATTTGAGCGAGCATCGGAATAGCTTCTGCCGCATCGATAAGGGTAGCCAAGGCTTCCTGACGAGCAGTCTGATAGCTCGGGCCAATAGTAACTTTACAGGAATATGTACCTTTCTTAAGATCATGAATGATATCGCCGCTCATTGGATCTTCGGCGTTGATCTCTACCATTTTCTCTACTTCA